CAGTGCCGGTCATGGTGTTCGCCTTTGTCCGCAGGGCTGCGGCATCATCCGCGCCCTTTTCTCTCATCTTGTTGATTGCTTCATCTTTCGTCATATGCTGTTCACACCTTCCTTGTACGCGTTTTCAAGGTCTGCCGAGCTTATCGCGTTTGCCGTGACGGTCTCGATCTCTGTCGGCTTGCCCATTTTGATGGTGCAAGTGCCGTCGCGGTTATCGCGGATAACGCCGCTCATGCTGTATTCCGAGTTGTCAAACTCGCTCGTGACTTCTTCCATTACGGGATTTCCGCTGCTGTCTATCATCGGCTGGCCGTCCTCGCTTAGCTTCTGCACCGTGTCTTTCTGAACGATGCTCCACGGCGTATTGTCGGGCATCAGCGCAAGTACGTCGGCGTAAGTCATGTTAAGCGTGATAGACTTCGTGTCACGCCTGTCCCACTCGTAGTCGCCTATTCTGCCGCCTATTTCCGCTGGGTATAGTGTGTTGTTTACTTTGATGTAGGTCATTGTGTCTCCTTTCATGCGGGTATGATGTTGAAATTATCGTCTATTATTGCATCATCAGATGGGAGGATGAATGTGGCAAGATAATACATGGAGTTTTTAACGCTTGTACTCCACGCTTCACCGGCATGATCTACCACGCCAGTTATGCCAATGCTCCACGCCGCGTTTGTACTATCCGGTGCAGTCCACGGAGAACGCAAAGCATAGCTATTAGCTATACCAATTAGTTCAAAACCAGCTCGACGTGCGTTGCCGTTAGCACCGTCAATAAAATAATCCAATTTTGTGCCATCGTCGGGTATATAACGATCGTCGCCTAAAGTCGTACCGACTTCTTTCTTTGACAGCGCAAATACTTTTGTACTTAATCCGTTCTCACCTATTGAAAGTGTGCTGTTGGCAAGAGTGCCGTTTTGTAGATAAGGGATTTTAACTTGCTTTATGAGCCGCTGAATATTCTCGTCCAACGATGTTAGATAGGTGCTGTTTAAGTAGCTATGGATAGTTGAATCTTCATAGATGTTATACCGGGAGCTCCATATACCTGTGTGGACGGATTGCTTCTGCGTTACCCATGTTCCATCGCAGCTTGCGTCGTATTTTGTCGTATCAGGATTACCCTGCTGCACGATTATAAATTCCTTTCGTACGCCTCCGACATTCATATACACGCTTGTTCCAACGGCCAGCTCTCCAACAGATACGCCGAATTTGATATCATACCCCGTGCCGCCTATAAGCGTTCGGCCTTTCTTGATGTCATAACCGGTACCGCCGATTAAGGTTCTACCGCTTTTGATATCATAGGAAGTACCATTGATTAAAGTTTTGTGTGCCATATCCGCGCCCCCTTAGCCGTACACCCAGCATATTTGCCCGTTTACGGTCGGCGTCGATTCCGTACTTGAAAAATACTGATTGCGCAGTACAGGCGTTCCGACCGCTACACCGTCGGTTGCATACTTCGCCCTGTTAACGGTTTGACTTGCTATGTTCGATGTGGTGATAGCTGTGGCTTTGTCCTGCTTTGTGTCTTGCAGGTTTTTGTCGGCTGATATCCACGTATACCCCGTAGCCGCCGCCGCTGTGCAGTGATAAACAAGCTTTGCCGCCGTGTCGATGTACTCCTGGCCGACAACACCGACGGTCGATGTCGTCGGCGGCGCGGTGCCGATGATGGGCTGAGCGTCTCCGAGAAGCTTGAGCGCTTCATTGATCGTCGGATCATCACTCGTAAGCCCCAAAGCCTTTTTCGTCTCATCGGTCAGCAGATTGGATTTTGACAGCGGCGTTCCGACAGTGTCGCAGCCATCGGGGTTTAACGCAATGTCCAGCGTTGCATTTCCGGCAAGCAGCTGTGTTCGCCATTCTGGAAAGCTCTCAGGCAGCGATGAGGGCGCTTTGAGCTTCCTCGACGTGCCATTGCCTTTGATTACGGTGTTTTTCAAATGCTCTCCTCCTATTCTCCGCAATAATACAGATTAACGTATTCAAATGCGGCAACTGTTTTGTCTATCTCGTTATACAATGACTGTTCCAGTTCGACGAGCGCCGCGTTTATGAGATAGAGCAGATATTCAATGTCATTCGCGGTCGAAAAAGTGAGATTGCGCATGCTCGTCGGTACTGTCGGCGCATCGGCTGGCAATGTAAGCTGTTCTCGCAGCTTGGTAAGGTTAGCAAGGTATGTTTCCATTGCCGCCTGCATCGGTATGTCCGTGACCGCCCAATCGGTCTTGGGACTGACCGTGATGCTTTCGGGGTCATACGGCAGAACAACGGTAACGTCATTGCCGCCGCCTCTCGCCGCGCTGTATGCCGCCACTCTCTGCGGCAGCGTCTTCATTTGCTGCGCGATATACGAAACGGCCTGTCCGACGCGGTTTAAGTCGGTGTAGTTATACGCGCCTTTCATACCGGCCATATATTCCGTTTTCTCCGCGTCTGTCAGGGCGCTGAGCCCTCCGGCGAGTATCTTTCCCTTTAGCTCGTAAACGCGGTCTACATCGGCTTGTGTGCGGTCATATATAAGGTTGTCGATCACACTCATATCAAAGCTTTCACCTTTACCTTTCCGCTCAGAGAGCCGTTGAATGTTATCTCATCAACCAGCACGAGCGCGTCCATCTCGTCGGTGTACATGGTCTGCAAGCCTATAATGTCGCCGACTTCGAGCTCGGGATTGCCGCGATACGTCGCATCGTAAGTGTTGCGCATTGTAAGATACTTTTTGACGTGCTCGGCAAGCGCGACGCACATATCGTCGTTGGTTATGAGAGGGTTTGTCTCCTTGTCGGTTTCTCCGTCCAAATTCACGGGGTAAGAAACGACCACCGAGTTTTCAGACAAAGTTTTACCTGTTATGGTCACGGTTTTAGTGCCGGAGGATAACACCAAATCGGCAGCTCTCGCATATATATCGGAAGATACAAGCGTACCGCCGGTAACCGTGATTTGTACATCCGCTGCAAGACCTGAGAACTCAATATGTAGGTTGGTCTCGGCGGTCGTTCCTTCAAATAGCACACTACTGTCGCCGTTGGCCGTGTAAGCGTATTTTGCGACGGTAACGGTCTTGAGCTGATCGATTTTTGACAGCGTTTGACTGTCTTCGGATATCGTAGTGAAGTCCAACGTATAATCCGTTTCGCGGTAATAGACCTTGCTCACTCGCGCTCGGCGATAAGGTAAACCGCCGAGAACAGTGACCTCGAACTTTGTGCAGTCAGACGCAAGCGAGCTCGTGATGACCGTCTCGGCAGACGTTATACCGCTTACGACTTTGGTATCAAGCAGCGTATCGCCGCTGTAATACTTGACCTGCACCGACGAGGGATATTCATCTATCGGCGTATCAAAGCACAGCGTGAGCACCGGTAGATCATGCGATACATCGAACTCCTTAGTAAACACCGGCGCTGTGTCGTAATCTCCGCTGCCGTCCGACATGCTCTGACTTACATAGCCGCGCCCCGACGCGTCCTCACTTTCGATAAGCACCTGTTCTTCCCCGCCGTCAAGCGCCCAACGATTGAGCTCAAGCGTGATATAGGTGTTATCCGTCTTGTTGCCTTTATCAACGCTGTTCCACTCGCTGAACCACATATGGCCGTTATCCGACCATGTACCGTTGTATATGCCGATAATCGTAACGCCGAACGGCTTAATGTGTATGATATTATCGTCATCGGTGAACAGGCGGCAGCGGCAAGCGTGGGCTATAAGCTGCAAACAATTCATGTGCGTGTCGATAGGAAGCGCGGCAGTGGTTTTCATCTGCTTCAGTGCGGGGTCTATCACCCAGGGATGCGTCCCGCGCTCGGTAAGCGTCAGGTCTGCATCCAGCAACACTTCCTCTGCCATGTCGTAAAAGGTCTTTTCGCCTAACTTGCTCTTATAAAAGCTGCCCGTTAAGCTGCCGATAAGCCCTGTGCCGGTAAACGTAGCCTGATTTTTCGAGGCTTTGGGCTTGCTGTTCAAAACGTACTTGTCGCCCTTAGTCCACTCGACATTTCCGTCCGGCAGCTCGTAGCCGAAGCTTATGGTTACCGGTGAGTTTTTGTCGACATAGGCGTACATGCCTGTAGGATTGTCAGGATCGTATTTATGCTCGTAATCCAGTATCGCAAACTGCATGGTCTCTTTCGGCAGTCTGCGACTCAAGGGGTCTACATCGTGCGACTGCTTCGTTGATACGATATCGCTGTTTGTAAACGTCTTTTCAATGCCATACATGATACGCTCCAAACGTGGGCGGCGATAAGGAAGCATATTACCAAACACGAGTTCGATCTTGTCACACGAGGCTATGCGAGCCTCAAAAGCTGCCTCGGTGTCAGTTACACTTATTGTTTTATTTTCGACCACTTCATTATTAAGATAAAACTTTGCGGTAATCTCAAGCGGCCACTCTTTAGTACGCGTATCAAAAATAAACGTAAGCCCGGCGAACGTGTGAGGGTCGGTAAACTCCCTTGTCAGCACTGCGCTTGTGGTAAACTCGCCGTTTGCATTACTTATAAGCGTAGATGTAAAGCCGTCTTGCCGCGTATTGCCCGTGTTCGATACCAGAATGATTTGAGAGCCGTCAAGCCCCCACCTGTTCAACTCCAACGTCGCATAGGTTTCTTCATAGTCATATTCGTAATCTATCGTGTCAAATTCCGAATATCCCTGTGCACCGTTGCTCTCCCACTCGCCGTCTGTTGCTGCCGCTACGTCGACGTTTGAAAACGCGACTTTCACATACGAACGGTTTCTGAGCATAGACCTCATGCTCAGCTTGTAAGCATCGCTTACCTGCTTCACGGTCTACACCTCCTTAGAACGGCTCGCCGCAATCGATAAGATTGACTTTACAATTGATATAATCCAGCGGCAAGCCGGTTTTCGGGTCAAGATGAAGCGGCTCGGCTGTGCGGTCACCGGGGTACATTTTTCGCGTTGTCCAGCGGTTATTTACCATATCGGGATAGCTCACAGTCACATAAAATCGGCTAAACTCCTTCAATATAGCCGACCATTGAGCAGCGGTAAGATAACCCCATTCAAGGTTGTTTATCTTCTGCTGCTCGCGGCCTACCACCTGACCGACAACGACTGCATTTGCGTTTCGGGCTGAGTCAACAATAGTGGCAACCATTAAATTCAGCCCCCGTCGAGGCGTGGGATATGCCTTGCCGTTGATTTTTATAAAGCTGTTCATATCCTCACACCTCCTTAATAAGCGTTTGCAAACGCACCAACATTGACTCTACGGCCTCTACTCTGATTGTATCGATCATAAGAATGGCCTATCGCGTCATCGCCGATATAAACGTCCATATCCTTAGACTCAACCACGTTGATAAGCGAATATATTGCAGCGATAACGCCGTCATTTGCATTAGTAACACCGGCTGATATGCCCTCTACAATCTGGTCGTTATTGGCTACCGCCGTTCTGCGTCCCATTGCGCCGACCATCTCAGCGCCGGACTCACGAGCAATAAACAACTGCCCTTCGTTCGGAAAACCGCCCTCAGCAAAAAGGTTAACGTGTTTTATTGTGTCAAGGCCGCTCCAATCACTTCCTGTAATTTTCGCGGCAATAGATACCACAGCGTTAAACTTTCCTATCAGGCCATTGATTATATCTATAACTTTATTAATAGCGCCTTGAACAATCGAAACTAAACCATGTAGCAATATATCCTTTGCAAAGGTTTTAATTGCAGAAATCGCAGTTTTAAACGCATCCTTTATTGCATCCCACGCACTTGAGAATTTCTCTTTCAAAGGGTCTATCACGTTGTCTTTAAACCAATTTATTACTGGCGCGAATATTTCTTTGATTTTTCCCCACAAGGTCTCAAAGCCTGAGCGTAGGCGCTCCCACATGTCCGAGAATTTTTCTTTAAGAGGCTCAATTATTTTCTCTTTAAACCAGTTTATAACAGGCTCAAATATTGTTTTGATATCATTCCATACTTTATTAAATCCTTCGGTCAATTTCTCCCACAAACCCGTAAAGAACTCTGCCAAGGGAGTAATGACATTTTCATTAAACCATGTCGACACGGTCGACCACGTTTCTTGAATACCAGTCCACAAATCGGAAAAGAATTGACTTACATCCTCTTTCAGCTTTCTGAAAAATTCTTTGACCGGCTTAATGACACGCTCGTCAAACCATAAAGGAACGATGATCCAAATGGCCTTTATGATGATCCAGCAGCCTCTAAAGAACTCGCTTATCCAATCAACAATAGGCTCAAAGAAATTAACTATCGGCTGAATAACATTGTCGTTGAACCAAGTAGCGACGGGATCCCACACTGCTTTAACATCTGCCCACAAATCAGAGAAAAAGCCCGATACATCTTTCCAAAGCCCTTTAAAGAAATTAGCGATAGGGTCTATGACGTTCGTCTTAAACCATATAGACGCGTCTTTCCATATCTGTTTGATACCTTCCCAAAGGTTTTGGAAAAAACCCTTGATTTCATCCCAATACCGATAAACAGCCGCCGCGAGCATCACGACACCGGCAATGGCAAGTGGCACCCAACTGCCCGTAAATGTAGATAAGGCAATACCAATTTTTAAAATGCCGCTTTCAAAAGCCAGGAAAGAATTATCGGTTAACTCACCTGTGTCTACAAATTCTTTTATAGCACCTATGGCCTCAGTAATACCGCCAACAAGCAAGCCAACGCCAAAACCGACTTTACCGAATAGTGTTGTTAAGCCAACAGTCAAAGCAACTGTGCCAATTTCAAGGGCAGAAAGCGCTTCTTTAGTTAATTTTGATTGTGTTACCCAATCCTTAAAACCGATTACAAGTAACGCAATACCGCCGACAATCGTTCCAATAGCAAATCCCAGTTTGCCAAATTTCAAAGTAAGACCAGCGGTCATAGTGCCGATGCCTGCAAGCATACCTATAAGATTGCCTTTGTTCAAACCATTAGTCCAAGCATCAAAGGCACTCGCAAGTAACATAACTGCACCGGCAGCAGCAAGCGCAATACCAAGCAGTGGCGTAATTCTTCCGACAAGCTCGCTTATACGCTTCAAAATTCCCTCAAGACCGCCAAGATCGCCAATAATCGATCCTATCTTCCATGCGAGGAAACCAACGCCGATAGCCAGCACAGCAACAAGAATTTCATCCAAATGTTCTTTTACGAACGTAAGCAGTGACTCAAGCTTTTTGCGAATATTGTCTATTCTCTCTGATATTGCATCGCCGAGAAAATCATACTCAGGAAGCTCAAAATCAAAACCGCCACCGCCGCCTGCACCACTGCCGGAAGATGATTTGTCTTCCGGCTTGAATACATTCAGCTCGTCAAAACCGGCAGTGTACTGTTTAAGTTTTTTTGCAGCATCACCGGCACCTTCGAGGTTGTCCTCAAGAGCGCCAGCGCCGCCTGCTGCATTATCAAGGCCGGAATAGTCAATTGGGGTTAGTTTAAATCCGAATATAGCCGCTATTGTACTTGCAATCTCTTTAATGATCTGAACAACAGCAATCGCCACGGGGAGTATCGCATTGAGCATCGGGATAAAGATATCGCCTATTGCTCTCGCGCACATAGTGAACTGCGCCTGCAATATTCTGAGTTGATTAGCCGGGGCTTCAAGCGAACGTGCCATATCACCCTGTGCAGTCGTTACCTGTGTCATAATGGCGTAATAACGTAGCTCGGCTTTCTCGGCCTGCGTCATTGCCGATACACTTTCATTGATACCCAGTGTATACGCCGTCTGCTGCAAACGTGCCTGAGACAGGTCATAGCCCAACCTACGTAGCGGCTCAAGCTCGCCGGAAATGCCGGACTGCAATTTTAACATTGCATCTTCAACGCTTATATTAAAGAACGAACTTATATCATAGCCTAATTGCGTCAGGTTCTTGCTCATCGTGTATGCTCGATCTGAAACAGAACCAAAGCCCTCTAAGAGCGTATTGAATATACCCTGATTGCGCATCCACTCGGCAGGGTCAATACCCATGACCTCAGATACAGCCTCGGCGTATTTCTTTGCTTGTTCGGCATATTTGCCCATTGATGCAGTGAAGAGGTTCAAGTCTTCCTGATATTTATTCGACTCTGTAATAGCCGAGCTTATCAAATTCGACACCGTACGCAGCGATAAAGCAACGCCGCCCAATTTGAGAAGACCTGCCGTTTTGCCGAATTTGCCAACGCTTTTCTTGCCCTTTTCACTGGACGAGATAAGTTTTTGGATTTTCGATGGAAACGCCGAGAAACCGTTAGATACCTTTTGCATCTCATCAGCCAGTGGCTTCATAGCCGCAGCCAGCTCCGACATTTGCCGCGTGAATTTATCAAGATCAACTTTTTCAAGCTCTCCGACGACTTCGGGGAGCTTTTTTAATTGATTAATAAATGTAGTCAGTTTCGATTTTCCGAGCTCAGAAAGCGGCCTGAGACCGTCCGCGAGGCCGACAAGCTTATCTTTTGTACTTTCGTTAACACCGGCTAAAGCAGCGTTTATCGCCTTTATCTGGTTGGCAATAGAAGATGATATAGTAACCTTTCCAACGCCCTTAAGCACATTGAGCGCACCTGCCAGAGATGAAATCTTACTTGCTGCATCCGACTGACTAAAGCCCTTTAAAGCATCGTTTAATTTTCTAATGCTATCAGCAGTCTTGCTAAGTCCGCCCGTGCCGCCTGATGTAGCGGTTTTTAATGCCTTGAGTGTATCTATCAGAGCTTCCAAGCCTTTGACCGTATCTTTGCTGTCATTGACTATCTCGAACTCCAAGCCCTGAATTTCTACATTATCAGCCATCCGTTACACCACCTTCTTCTTTAAACTTCTTGTTATTTGACATCATAAATGCCTGCATAAACGCTTTTGCCTTTTCGTCCTGCCTCTTTTCAACCACCTGTTTCTTGCGCGTTTCATCGTTCCTGCTAAACAGCTCATAAGGCTGATTTGCATACGGCGTAGGCTTAGTGCCTTTCTTCGCAAACGCTCGCAATATAGGAGCAACGTCGATCAATGCCTCGTAAAAATAAGCGCCCTGCAACCACGCATCTTGATTTTTCAAATCCTGTTTTATCTGCGCTGCACGGCGGTAATACTTAACTAAATCGCAATCTTGCTCCCAATACTGCTCATAGGTCATGCCTATAGACAGGTAATACGGAAAAAGCTCATAAAATTTGTCTGTGTAAGCAAAACGGGGGATGGAGCTTCGTTCACCTCCACCCCCCACGTTCACGGAAGAATGGCCGCTTACCAGCCAGCCTTCCAGCTCAGGTTTCCCTCATCGTTCTCCTGCTCGGGTTCGTCAAGCAGCGCCATAAGCGGCTCGTTGTACATCTCCACAAGTGCGCCTATAAGCTCGTCCTTGTGGTTCAGCTTTGCATAAATTGCGTCAATCACATCACGCTTAACAAAACGATGATGCGCAAGAAACGCACCCGCAAAAAGTGCGGGAAGAAGCGTCATAGGTTTACGCTCCATGTCAGCAGCCACAAAGCCGTTTTTCTCCATGAGCTCGATTGTCTTTCGGGTAAATTCCAGTGTATATGTAACGCCGGAAACAGGATCGTTAATAGTAAGCTGTTTTGCCATGATAAATCCTCCTTATCAATTTGGCTTGTAATCAGGTGTCAGAAAAAACAATAGGTGTAGACGGCGCGATAGTAATAGTCATACCCACAACTTCATTTACGCCGCCGCCGACGGGATAAACAGAAAGCTCGCCGTCAAAGCTAAACTTGCCGTTAGAACCGTCTGGGGTAACAGTGCCGGAAACCTCCGTGCCGCCAAACCATACCGCATAACTGGCTTTCTTGCCTTCAAGAGCCTTGAGCGTCTTGAAAGTGGTCATGTCGTAGTTTGCGGAGAACGACAGGCCATCAAGAGACTGAATGCCTGCAATATAGGTCTGCATGTTGTCACTCAGAGTAGTGGTTTCGAGCATTTCGGGCTCGCCGCCGAGATCGGGGAACTCTTTGATATCAACAAGCTTCGACCAGGTATCACCTGTGTCTCCTTTCTTCATCAGAAAGACTTTATATGTACTTATCGCCATGATTTACCTCCTATAAAGATTAGTACCGTCCGTTTCTGCCTTGTATCGGGCAACGAGCCGGTAAATTGTCGCATTTTCCATATTTGGAACGGGCGAAAGTGATATTCGCCTAAAATTCTTTGAATACATCAAATTATCGATAAACGTTATGATCTCGCGGCAAGCCGCTTTTTTACCAACGCTTTTATTGGAATAAACGTTCACCTCATACATCAGCGTCGAAAACTCAACACTACCGCTGTCCATGTGCGCCTGTGTCGTGTAATTGTCCTGCTCGACAATGCTCACATAAGGAAAATCAGGTGGAGCGTTTATATATTCGCCGCTTACGATAATGCCGGAGAATTTGTTTCTAAGCGCTTTGGCTATCGGCGTGTATATCTGATTTTCAATGTCGATCATTTAAACACTTCCTTTGCCAAAGCAGTTAAACTTGCTTCCAATTCCTTTACCGTTTCATACATCGGCATATTTGCCGGATTGCCTTGCGTAATAACAACGGTGCTGCCGTCGGGCTTTTCTCTGACGATACCGTTAGAGCCGGGTTCACCGTAATAGCCCCATGATGATTGCTTGCCGTGACCATCACCGTACTCGCCGCGAGCCATACCCAGCTCACCCGCTTGCGGATGATTGTTGGGATAAGTAACGCCTGTACCGAACTCTATAAACAGCGTTGCCGTGCCCGTAGCGACTATTGCCATAGTGTTTCTGTCTCGTTCTTCGATCTTCACCACAACATCATTCGTGCCGTCATAGATCGCAGTGCCGAACTTAGCGCTCGCCGCGTTGTAACCCATTTTCGCCAAACGCCTCAGAAACTCGTTTGAGCGCTCTTTGAGCCACACGTTGTATTCGTTCACGCTTTTTATCAGCTCCGCAATACCGGCATTAGACAGCGGTACAACGACCTTTTTCACGACACATTCACCTTTTGAATTGCATACGCAATGGCATTAAGCGATTTTGCAACGCGCTTTACAACGTAGTCATAAAGTGGAGTGCCGTCCTCGCTGTATTCAGGCAGCTTATCAACAAACAAAACCGAGTTTTCGTCAATCGGACAAGTCAGGTCGTCGGTGACGATCACCTTGTCATAACCCGCGAAATTGCCGAACTGTTCTATCTGTGCCGTGCCTGTAGCCGACGAAACATTAGCTCTTAACTTAACGGCGGGTTTGTAAATCAACCTTGAGCCACCGGTTTCGTTGCCGTATTCATCCTCAACGATTTCCTTGCGGTCATAAAGCTGATACCAAAGCGCCACTTTGTTTCGCTCTAATATCTTCATGCGTCACCTCCGAGGGTGGACGCAAAAGGCACAACATCTCTCAACAGCGCAGAAGGGATATCGGCATTGTCATAAGTGCGCGATATTCCATTTTCACTATGTGCCGTCTCCCCTTCTGCACCGCGTTTGTTGATTAGATAAACTGCGATCTCGACCTGAACATACTCATAGCGCTCAGGCACATTCTGCGTAGCAAACGTAAAGGGATATGCTTTCCTGCAAACCTTATCCCCGGCGATTTTAAGGTAAGTGGACAGAACGCTTTCATCCGTCTCGCCGGTCATAGCTTTAACCATTGCCAGTTTTTCAGTTTCCGTCATACTGTCCACCCCTTTCGTTTAAACGTTTTTATCAGCCACCGGTAGAGCCAGTGGCTTTGAAATCAGCTGCATTCGCAACAAATACGCTGCGGCTGTAAGTAGGTGCGGTAAACGAGGTCGAAATGCCGGTAAACTTGCCGTGATACCACTCGGGGCCATGATCGAGGCCGATCTGACCAAAGAGCTGATATTTCTGACCCGCGCCGGTCTTAGCAAGCTCTTCAAGGAAGAAGTTGCCCTTGCCGGGAACGGGCTGGAACACAGGGGCAAGAACGTCGAGGTTCAGCAGCAGCGCAGTGCCGCTGGGCAGGTATTCACCGAGGTACAGGTAAACAACGCCTATCGGGGTAACGACGCTCGACAGCGCGATACCGTTGATCTCACGAGACGCAGGAACTACCGACAGGCCGTTCTGTACCGCATCAGCGTTGATCTGGAACATGGTAGTTGCGTCGCACCACAAGCACAGGCCGGTAGTGGGTGCATTCTGACCATAGATTTTCTTGACCATATCTGCGATATCCCACAGGCCGAGAGGCTTGGATGCCATTGCCTTGGTGTTGGTAGTAATAGCAGGAACGAGACCACGGGTCTTGTTGACCTTGCTGTCATCGGTAGCCTTGCTATATACGCCATTGATGAAGGTATACTCGATATCGGCATTGATCTTCATCATCTTTGCAGCAACCTGAAAATCAAGCTCGTTCATGGGGTTAGCTTCCTGATTGGCAATATTGATGCCGCTCAGAGTGCCCATGTTCGACTGCTTTGCATAAGAGATGCCTACGCTTTCCTGAAAGATCTGAGTAACGTTCGTTTTCTGCTCACGAGTTACTACAGTCGCATCGGGCGCAGTAAGCGATGCGGTCTCGCTGATAGCAGGCTGAGCACCACCGCCGGAAGTAAACTCCTGACCGGTAACGAACTCAACATGATTGGTCGTCTTTGCTCTGCCACCTATAATCGAAGACAGCGGAGTTCGGGTGTTGCCCTTGTTAAAAAGCATTCCGGAGTAGTTAAGTACCCCAAAACTTGTAGCAAAAGTATCTGCCATAATTGGTTTTCTCCTTTATTCATTCTGAATTTGCGCCTCCGCCTGAGCTTTAAGGCGCGTGTAATACGCAGCCGCCGTAAAATCTCCGGCCTTCTGCGCGTTTGAAATCTTTTCGTCGTAATTTACAGACTCGTTACCGCCCTGACCAGGTGCAGGTCTCGGAGTCTTTTTAAGAGCATCTGCTTTAACTCTTTTCGCGTAATCATCAAGAAACTTCTGATTATTAGCAAAAACCTTTTCGCTGTTGCCCTCTGCCATTGCCTTAGCGGTTTCCTCTGCAAGTGCTTCGTCATAGCCCTGAGCAATAAACTTAGCTTTATACTCAGAAACCTTTTTGCCCTCGCGCAGCTCGTCAAGCTCTTTCTGCATCTGCGCGATGCTGTCAGCCTGCTCCTGCTTTTTGCGTTCGTCTTCAGAAAGAAGCTCATTGTGCTTTTTCTTCCATGAAGAAGCTTCAGAAGCAGCTTTGTCATACAGGTCTTTCTTTACCCAGCCCGTATAGTCAGGTTCAGGCGAGTTATAAGCTTCTAATGCGGAAATTTTCTGCTCGGCAGTCATATTCTCATAACCGTCGATTTTGCTTACATCGATTTTTGCCATGATGATTACCTCCTGCGTTTTTTAGTCTTCTCTGACTGTGTTTTCTGTTTTTGGTAGGGTTATCTCCCCTTCGCGTTTTAACGTCTTCTCTGACAACTAACGCCTCTCGGCGATTGAATACTTTTTGTTGCTGCCTTTCTCATACCGCGCGCAACGGTGAGCTTTCATGAACACTCCGCAGAGCTCAGGGGCAACAGGAAGGAAAAAGAGAATAACAAAAAAAGGACTACCGACATCTTTTCGATATCGATAGCCCCTAATTGGCTGTCCCTAATGCCCTATGCAATAGGCTGTTCGTATTTAGTTTTGCTTTTGATCTCCCAAACGCAAATTTTATTGTTCTTTACGCCAATCTCAATCCTGCTGCGTTGGCTCAGTGCCTGTTCTATCGCCGTTATCATCTCCGGCGTTAGCTGCATCGCCGCTCTCGGTTTTGTCTCCATTAGCTATTACCTCCGCAGCCTTTCTCTGCTGCTCTTCCATGTGCTCCACGCTCATTCTATATGCAAGCTGCGGATCACTGAACAGACCGCAGTGTGTAAATGCCAGCACAGGCGCGATTTTAGGATTAGCGAGCATCATAGTCAATACGTTCGCTTTTTCGGTAATGTTCTCGTAATTTCGCCTTGTAAAGCGGATTTCGAGGTTTGAAAGCTTCAGGCTCAAATCGCTCAGATCGCGGCAAATGTGCAGCAGCAGCTTAAGAAACTCTTTCTCTGCTTTTTTAAACACAAGCTCCGTGTCTTTGGCTCTCGCCTCAGCGGATGACCAGCCGTCACGCATAATAACAGCTGAGCCGGTGTCCGAAGTCGAAGAACCGCCGTTCCTGTTCGGCATGCCGCAAATCGTCAGCACAGTGTTGTACATACTGTCGACAAGCGTCTGAGTTTGCGTTTGATTCATCTCGGAAGTAAGATATTCAATTTCTGCTTTGAACTGAGGATCAATGTCCTTGAATTTGATCGCACCCTCATTACGCAGCTTTGAAAAATCGTCACTTGAAATATCAACATTATGGAAAAGCATAAGCGCCTGAACAAACTGCTCAACACCGTCAATACGGTTGCTTTCGGTCGTATTTATAGCATCCAAAAGCGGCAGCACGATTTCAAAAGCGCCGAGCCTTGCAGCGTTCGCAGGGTATTCAATGATCGGAATACCAAGTATCTGATCTTCGCTGCGCGTGATAGTAGACAGATTCTCTATCTCATAATAATGATCTCGCGTGTAACAAGAACAAACAAGCGTTCCGTCCTCGCGGAGTATATACTTTACGCCCAACAGCGCTGGGTTGCCAAGTTCACTTGAATAGACCACAAAAGCAAAACGCGGGTCAAGTGTAAATATCTCAAACGGCGCTTCATCTTCCTCTATGTTCACATTCGCATCAGGCAGAATCATCCGATAAGACGTGCCACAAATATGAAACCAGTCCGCAAGCTCTTTGTCCTTAGCGGCCTTGTCCTCAGATATCACATAGCTGTTAAGCTTCAGTACCTTAGACGCAATGCTCTCATCATCGCCGCGGCTGACATACTGCACAGGCTCGCCCATAAGATAACCGACCTTAAACGACACGATCTCATTAGCTCGATTCTCCACGATCTTGTTGCAAATCTCCGGTCTTACGTCCTTGACCCTATGAATAATCGGCTGATCTCCGCAATAATAGCGATAAAGATAGTCAATATCCGCGCTATTCTGTAGGTGCACAAATAGTGCTTTTTTAAGAACATCAACTATATTTTTTGCGTTGATCTCAGCGACGTCCGTGTATATAACACGCCGCCCAAACAACATACGTCCCGCTATTTGTGACACCTCCTTTACTAATTCCTACATTATTATATATTTAATTCTGTGTCAAGCAAAACTATCATACTTTGAATTATTTCTATTATTTGTTATTTCGCGCACTAACAAGGCCGCTTAAACACTTCTACTTTAGCGCCGTTTAAGCTCTGAGCGAATTCCGCAAACATAGCCATTCCGTCAGGTACATCGTCGTGCTTGTTTTTGCCAGCTACGGTGTACGAGCAAAGCATATCCATCATCCGACCGTAGTCCGAGTTTCGCTTATATTTGCTTTCGTCCAAAAACAAGCAGTGCTCTTTGACCCACGCTGAATTTACAATGATTTTTGTTTCCTTATTCGCCGTTGTAAATTTCGTTGTAATGTTGGTAATGCCGCCAAGCCTTTTAACCTCGCCTTGAATTTTCTCCGCCACACGTCGACCAGCCGAGTTGCTTTCAAAACGGCACATATTGACCTTGTCTCGCACAAGAATATCCGCGAGGCGAATATCTACAGTGTCAGGCAAGCCGTTATCGCAGATACAATCGCCGATATAATAATCCTGCCCATACACATAGCCAACAGGCAAAAACGCATAGTCAGCGCCTTTATCCTTAGTATCACATACGCCGATAACAGCGTCCGGCTCCTGCGTGGGCAGTTCAAAGAAACGCCGCAGCTCATCAGGATGATAAATAAGTCCTTCCCTCTCTATCGGCTGGTTCATGTACAGCGCTTTCCAGCTGACAGAGTCCATAATGTCCCGCTGCTCACGATAAAACTTTGTAGTAAACCCTACGCCGTAATCGTAATCAAAATTGCTCTCGTCGTTCTCGTTCATAGCGGGAAAGCGAATGAATTTCGCGCGAGGGTTATTCTCATACTCCCGTTCCAAGCGGCCTATAACATCATGTACGCTCCACCGAGTAGCGATATGAAGCTCTTTGCATTTATCGCCGATCTTACGCTGCCGCAAGTCAGTAGTATACGTCTCCCACAGCTTGTCAAGCCGCTCCTTAGAGAGTGCGACTTCAATACCCGACACCAAGTCATCACAGTAAAGCAAATTCGCAGCGCGGTACAAACCGGCGTTTCCTGTGCCTATAGAGGTAAACTCCAGCGTCTCAAAACGCTGGCACTTATCAAGATCGATGCGGCAATCCTTAGCGTTTGTGTTGCTGACCTGAACGGCGGGAAATACATCATGCCAAAGATATTCGCCCTGCGCGTCGAACAGCCTCAAGCACTCATCATACACGCCGCGTACAAACGAGTTGGAGTGACTGCCGGTAAGGTTCGGATGATTCGGATCCCGCCCGGCTATCCACGTAAGCAGGAAGATTGCAAGCGTGGTCTTGCCGACACCAGGGGGTAAGCTCACGGCCAGTAGGTCGAGCTCATCGTCACCGCAAAGCGCCTGTAAAGCGTCAACCACAGGTTTCAGCTGCTTCTTTCGCGGCTGATAAAAGCGCTTATCCGCTTGCCTGTCAAGCTCCATATACGTCAAATAGCTGTCGAAATCGTGCGGTGCTTCAAACAGCAGGCACTTACGCCACTGCTCATAAAACGACGCTTTATCTGCGCTCACACGCAGCTGCGCAGCGCACTTTGCCTTTAGCGCCTTGTTAGCAGCGTGAGCCGCTGCGAAATCCTCAGCTTCCCATGCGCGACAAAGCGAGAAAAGATCCCCGTAAGCTCCCTTATCATCAGGTTTCTTATCAATCGCGGCATTTATAGAGCTCGCAAGCTTTTCGTAATTCATTCTAAGCACCCCAATTCTTGATACACTTTAAATATCTTCGGGAATTGAATAGCTATCCAATCAACCATTTCTTCGTTCTTAGCCCATGATTGATCTGACGCAGCAGCATTCCACTGTAAGCCACTTTCGTTTAAGAATGCATGGATTATCTCGTGACGCAAAGTGCAAGCCTCCGAGCTCTTACGCACTTCCTCCCTTTCGTCTTTCCAATCCTCAACCGTAGCCAAATCAAGAATGTAAATCTTACGATCACTGGCACAGCATAACCCACCGTAATGCATCCTTTCCATATATTCATTTTCGCCTGATTTCACCCGATAAACAGCGTACTTCGAGTCCAAAATATCGACCTTACGAATTAGTTTCATAAGCACCTCCGCCAAATAAAAAAGAGGCTACCCCTTTCGAGATAGCCCCTTAGCTGTCACCCTTGCCTTTGCAAGAGCCTACTTTATAAAATTCTCGGTATCACATACGCTAACAGCAGTGCGATACATATTATCACCAGCATATAACCGATGAGATTGAAAAAATATTTCATTGCTTATTCATCCTTTAAGATTGCTTCGTGCTTATACCTTTCTTTCATGCGTTGCTCCCATTCTTGCGGGGGATACCCATTTCGTCTTCATACTCCCACATTCTACGGTAAAAAGTATTCCGACTAACACACAGCCGTTTAATAGCATGCGCGGTGGTGATCTCATTCTTATACCACGACGCATGAACGTCTTTCAAAAGTCCCTCATCAATAGCAATAGGCTTTCTGCCTTTATACTTCCCAGCTGCTTTTGCCGCCGCAATTCCTTCCGCTTGCCTTTGTAAAGTCTGATCACGTTCAAGCTGCGCCATAGCGCCGAACACCGTCAACATAAATTGACCCTGCGGTGTTTCTGTATCAATATTTTCTTTCTGCGAAACGAAAGCTACCTTCTTGCTCTTCAACTGTTCAATCAAGCTCAGCAAATCTTTCGTGCTTCTCGCAAATCGGCTGATGCTCTCAACAATAACAACATCGCCCTCACGCACATAGTCCAGCATAGCTTCCAGTTGAGGACGGCCAGCGCGGCTTTTCCCACTCGCCTTTTCAATATAAATTTTTTCAACGCCGAGTTCCTTCATCAAAATCTCTTGGCGAATAGTGTTCTGCTCCTCTGTCGATACACGAACATACCCAACTTTCATTATGCCCTATCTCCTTTACGTTTTGTCTATTGCACAATACCATATGCAACGTTATATGTCAATACTTTTTGTGCCCAAAATTTCATAAATAAATCTCTTTTTTATTTTTTGCGATTTTTGAAATAGCGTGTAAGGCAACCTGACCTTTTTAATTTTTTCAGTATTCACAGGCGTAACCCCGGCCCCGTTGCGCGTTTCTTTTCCCCCTCCCCCCGGCTCTGCCGCCGCGCCCCAATTGGGTATGATTATATGGGCATCGTGCGCAAATACCCGCACACATTATTGTGTATATTTTATGGTCAAAATGTGTTGCAAAATACTTGACATATATTTAAATGGGCATTATAATGAGCACGTAAACAAAAAAGCGCACCCGAAGCCGTAGGAAGCAAACCGGGAGCGCACCACACAAGGAGGCACCGCTATTATAGCACGGCCTCCACAGAATTACAAGGAGGAAATAAAAATGGCAATCTATGATAAAATCACCGCCGAGCTGGAAGCCCGGAAGGATCGCAGCGCATGGGATAAGGGCGTCAATGCCTACGCCCTGGAGCTGGTAGAAGAACTGAAGGAACGGGCGGAATATGAAGGCCGGAACCCTGAATCTGAGAAAGAGTGCCGGGAGTGGATGTTGAACGGGGCGCAGGACTGGGAGCAATACAGCTGGGGCGGTTCTTCCCTGATCTATAACGGCGACATTGCGGAACGTCTTTGTTGCCCGTCCGAGCTCAAGAAAACCCGCAACGGTGAGCGCAGGCCGAACAGCCGGGAAGAGTGGCTCGACACACAAGCAAGGGCATTGCACCAAGCTGCAAGCCGTGTATTGCGCTTGTATCGCTCTATAGTGACAAAATAAGCAAGGAGGGGCGGACAATGAGAAAATACACACAAAAGGAATTGCGCCAGCTCGTGCGGCTGGGCGTGGCTGAGGATTACACCAATAAGCCGAGCGATTATATTTACACGCTCCGCAGGCTTGAAAAAGTGGGCTATTCCTCCGGGATTTACGGCATTAACGGCGCATTGGTCGAAGATACCGAAACCGGGCAGTTATACGCCATTGTCGGGCGTTGTTCAAATCTGTTTATCTTGTTTTAGTTGTAGAAAACACAGCATTGACAGCTTGCACGCGAAAATAGTACAATAGCAACATAAACACAAATTCAAGCGAACAGGGCCGCAAGCCTAGAAAGGAGCGCAAAATGTATCTAATATTAACTATAATCTTTCTCCCGATCTTGGTTTTGATCGAGTGCGTAAAATTGAATAAATGATTATATACCGCCTGGAATCCGCTCCAGGCGGTTTTCTTTTGCCTTTGGTTTTATACTGCCGATAACGGAAAACGCCGCACATCACATTGTGAACCGCTCTACGCCCACTTAGAAACGATTTGAGCGGGTTTTATTGTTGCGTAGTATAAATACTTTCCTGTAATTAAAACCGCTTACACGGCATTGTAGCAACCTTTAACGCAAAGCAGCCATTAAGGCAGTACACCACAAACGCAAAAACCGCCAAACCCTATATTTTCGGGATCAGGCGGTTTTCTTTTTTTCGGTTTTCGTCTGCGGCTCCAGCCAAAAACTGCTGGAGCGGGAGTTCGCCCTGGCGGTGGTCTGATAGTCGCTCAATAGTCGCTCGATAGTCGCTGACGATTCAGCGATAGTCGGTGGCTTTTCCCCGATAGTCGAGTGAGAGTTATTCGGCTTCGCCGTCCGGCTGTATCATAGTCGTGAGCCCGCCATAGTCGCTCGGCATAGTCGCTCAGGAATCTACTTCATAGTCGCTGGCTGACGCGCCGATCACGTCCTCAAGATACTTTTTCTCCAAAGTCTCAGCCGGTATCTGCTCGCCAAGCTGCTGGGTAGGCGTTACAACGACCTCCTGCTTGTCCTGATATCCCATATTATTCTTCATAAGGAAAATTCCTGCTACGGGATTTATCTTGCCGTTTTGCATGTAATTTTCCATTTGAGCGTTCAAAATTATATATGCTTTTTTGAGTGCGACTCTGCTTTCGGCGGCTACAAAGTCGCTTTGAATGCCGTTTATCCACTTCCACAAAGTTCTTCTGTCAATGCCAAAAGCTAATGCCAACCCAGCAACAGAGGGTTTCATATCGTCATCAGCGCAGGTTTGGAAGTAGAGAGTAACACGTTCGAGGACGTTTTCAGGTTTTTTCATGTCGACCGATGGCCAACTCCACATTTTGAGGTTGTGTTCGAGATATTTGCGGTTATCGCCGGGTTCGGCTTGCACTGTGCTGTCAGGACGTTTGTAACCGCCTGCACCTTTAGGGTGGCCGCGTCCGCGCTTGGGCGTTATTTCGGTCGTTGTTGTTTCGGTTGAAGTTTTGGTTTTAGATTTAGATTCTGCCATGTTAGTTATCACCTTCTGTTGTAGAATTGTTGGTTGGAGTGTTAAATGATGCTAAGTAAGCGCGAGTGATTGAGATTGCTTCGCTGTTATTAGCCCCAACTGCGATTAAAGCACGATAAAAGTTGAGAGCTACTTCGGCCAAAGCGCCAACAGCTTCTAAAAATTCGCGTACTTCTTTTTGCATGTTTGGTTTTTTGCTCATGACGCTGCTCCTTTCGGTATCATGTGATAGACTTCGTAATAGAGTTGGTCGGCGTTTTCGATTGTTCTGTTTTTGGCATAATTGCAACCGGCGGCCTCGATTGATTTGTAGAATTCTGCAATTTGCATGTTGCTTTGGGTATATTGCTGTTCACGATTTGAATTGATTATATAGGCGGCTATGATTTTGTTTTTGCGTTCAGCGCCTATAGCGGCAGTTATCATGCCTTTAGCGTGGAGGTCGTAGAGTTCACGAGCTTGGTAATATAGCAGCTCGTCAGCCGGTGATCGTTCGCCTTGCAAAGGCAAATTTTGAGCCGCTTGCAGGATGATATTTTTTGCAGTTATTGACAAATTGCTTATTTTGAACACCTCCGATTTTCGAATTTTGATGCGGGACACAAGGACGCATGTCCACTGGTTTCCGTATATAAGTGTTTCATTTTCTTATATGGTGTACACCATACTCTATTTTACGGAATACTCTTTATTATTATTTTCTTGTCCTACCTGTCCTAAAGAAAGAGAAAAGATAGTAGTATCAATGGCTTGAGCCGTAGGACAGGGTGTAGGACAGGAAGCGGACAAGTGGGGGTTACTTGTCCATTTTCCTGTACATATTGCACTAATTTTGTTGTTTTTGTTTGTGCAATGCGCTTAAAACGGTAACTCGCACTCGCTCGTTAAACTTGCGCTTTTCTTACGCCAGCAGCGTTGCCTGCCATAATTCGTCGTGTAAATTCTACCTATCCTTTCCCAATCTGACAGTTTAGACATGATTTGAGAAATCTCTTGAGACTCTTTCGGCGACAAGTCACATTGGAAATTACTATCAGGAAACAGGGCTTCACACTTTAACTCTTTTATGCACACTGTGTCGCCACAAGCTTTGTTATCAAGATAGCGTTCGATAACGCCGATACGCCAATCATCCTCCATTGCTTCATCCTGCGCATGCTTGTATTCGGACAGCAGAGAACGATCTGCGAAAGCTGGCATTTTGCCTTGTTCAAATTTTACACGCGCTTCTGCCCAGCATTGAATGATATAGTCGCGGCATTCCTGCTCATGATCGTGTAGGTCATAACCATTGCTATTGACTGTTACGGGGTAAAAACGGCGGTTGCCGGTCTTGTCGCGTAAGAATTGTTCGTTATTGGTCGTGCCTATAAAGATGCACCGGCGCGGAAACTCCATTGCGTTAACGTCGTAAGGCGGCCTGTATTTGTCGCGCTGCCGTGTTATGTAGGACTTGACGGCCTCCTGCTCTTTCGTTTTGGTAAGCGCAAGCAACTCCGCAACCTCGCATATCCACGCGCCTTCTAATTGCTCGATGGCCTTTTGACCGTCCATTTCGGTTACTTCGGAAAAATAACTATCGTTAATGGCAAGCCATTTGACAAGCGTGGATTTGCCTTCGCCCTGCTTTGCACCGATGAGTACGGGAACATCATCAAACTTGCAGCCGGGCAGATAGAGCCGGTTAATGCCGCCGGCAAATATCAGGCGGCTGACCTCACGAGTGTAAGCGGTGTCTTCGACTTTCGCCCATTTAGCGAGAAAATGTATGCAACGTTCTTCTCCGTCCCATTCAAGAGTGTCAACTATGTCCTTTATCGGGTTATATTCGCGTTCCTTCCACAAAATGCGTAAAGCGTCAGAGTGTTTTTTGTCGCTGTACAGGCCGTAATTGGCTTCACAGAAATTTCGGCTTTGTGCCGCATCCGCGTCCGACCATCGGCATATTTCGCCGTTATGCGTGATCTCAGGTGAATTGCGCAGCACATTAAAACGAATGCTGCTATATTCCATTCTTCCGCGCATGATTTTAAGAAAATTGTCGATAGTCGGAACGGGTACGCCTTTGTCGTTTAAGCGTAATTCAAGGTCGTTTTTATCTTGTGCCTGTGATTTTTTAAAATCAGCTTCAAGCTGCTTGTCTTTTTGACGGTACGCGCCGAGCTGACGGTTAACGACTACTTTTGCGCCAACTTCCGCCGCTCTTATCTGCATAAGCGCCTGTATGCGTTCGCGTTCTATCACGTCGGGGATATCAAACGAAACCAAAACGGAGTTTATAAGCTCGGCAGCGTCCATGTTTGCTATGGCTTCATCCGTTAATTGGTTGCAGTCAATCAGTTTCGTCATACTATCCCCCCTTATGAATATAGCATCAGCCGATAGGCCGCGCCGTCTATTTCCTTACAGGCAATGATGTAATGCTCGTCTAAAGGCTCTGTAGGGCTCTCAGGGGCATATTTGCACTTCCACTTATCAAGTGTAGCATATACCCATAAAAGGCGCTCATAGCGCTGCTGGAGCTCTTTTTCGGCTTGTTTGCATTTGTTATATTCCGTTATTGCCGCATTATAGGTTGCTGTGATCTCGCTGTCCTCGCGTAAAGTCATTTTGCGATCGGCCACTATCGGTAAGTTAAAATCGTTAATCAGCTTTCGTGTAGACTGTTCAAAATCAAGGTTGAATAATTGGCCGGTAAAATTAATAATATCGCCTGACCAGCCGCAGCCAAAGCAATGGGCGCTATGCCGGTTTTTGATTTTGAATGATGCCGTTTTCTCGGCGTGAAAAGGACATCTTGCAAAACCGGCGCGATTAAAATCAAGCCCGTAAGCTGTAGCGACAACAGCGAAATCAAGCATATCTTTTATTAATGCGCTTTTATGTTTTGCATTCACTTAGCATCATCCTTTCCAGCATTTCGCGCCCTTCACGATAAAGAATATCGTGTATCAGATTGCCGCTTGTGCGTTGATCGCAAAATATGATCTGGCAGCGGTAACGCGCCAACCACGCAAGCAGCGACGCAACAAACGCCTGCGGCTTCATCTGACTGCGATAGTTGCCGCTATAAGCATCCTCCCAGCATTGATTTTCGATAAGCAGATAGATCTTTGCGTCGGCAGCTTTGGCACGTTCAAATTCCCGTGCAAAGCGTGCACGGCCATTACAGAAGCATTGAGCTAATTCCGAAAAATCCATCTTGCGCTCTACGGCGGCGTTTAGCATCAGCCATTCGCCGCCTACAGAAAACTTCGCCGAGTAGTCGCCAAAATCGAGCTTACACCTTTCATAAAGGCAGTTCATGCTTTCCAATCGCGCTCTGAAGCGTGGTGTATCCTGTTCACGCGTATCTACCAATATCACCATGCCCCCGAGCGCTTCTTCGATTTCGCGTGGTGTCATGGGCTTTAGAACGGCAGGTCGCTATCATCATCGTCCATTGTTGTGAACGTCGCAGCCGGATAAGCGGATGTGGTATTGGTCTTTTTAAGAGGCTTGTCCTTCGGCATTTTGAAATTGCCGTCGCGCACGTCCTGCGCCGTTACCACTGCGCAGCATTCGGTTGTCCAGCCGGTATTGCCGTTATATTCCCATTCCTTATTACGGAACAGAACGCCGAGCCCCTTGCCCTTGAGTTTGGCTTCATCCCAATCCCAGTGGTAGCCGTTATTAGTTTCCTCAAGGCATGCTATAAGGTTGTTAAATGATTTCTTCTGACTGTCGAAATACTGATTGCTTTCGTTCGGGATGTTAATGCGATAGCAACCGCGCCATTTCTTATCATCGTTGATGTTTGCGCGATAGTCTGCCGCGAAAAAGCCTTTGTGTTCACCTTCAGCAACGTCGAAATCGATTTTCAGGACGCTGCCCCAATCGTAATCGATAACGCTTGCGTCCATGATCTTAGCTACATAGCCGCCTGCCGGGAGTGTTTCACGCGCTGTGGTGCGTTCTGCTTTAAAGCCGTTGTAAGATTTAATCATTGTTTACTTGTTCCTTTCTTGTTTCAATATTCAAGTGGGCAACTGACACCCACATATTTGTCAGGCTCGGCGCACACTTCGTTATTAAGCATGCACCTGTAAGTATTGCATTTGTAGAAATAGCACTGTCGGCAGTTGATGTGCGCTTTGCCGGTCGTGTCTATCGGGAAAAATACCTTGACGGTTGCCGTACCCTCTACATAACCGGGTACACCGTTTTCAAACTTAGCCATATCACAGCCCCCAGTACTCGCGGATTGTTTGATCGACGGATTTTAAATCGTTCTCGATCTCAAGCTCAAACATGCCCTCCGGCGACTTGCTTATATCGCTGCCGTCAGACTGCGTGATAAACATATGCTTACCGTCGCGGACTACACATCGCAGCACGATAGTTGCCATGCCTTCAATGCATACTTTTTCATTCAACAGTTTGCCAATTGTGCGTATTTTGGTCTCGCCGTAGTCGCTTGTGTCTTCGTGAACGACTATGTATACAATGACATCTTCGGGCAGCTCGTTTTTAATGAACATCAGCAGTCCCCAAAAGCTATCGGCAATGCTGTTATACAGATCGAATGAGCTTGATCCGCTTTTCGGCGCCGAGTGGCCTTGCATAAAAGCGTTAGTCATTAGATAACCGCTATCGTCGATGACTGCCGTTTTTACCGGCATCTTTTTCAGGCCGTTCATGATCTTAACAGGATTGTCGCTGACCATCGTATACTTAAATTTTTTTCGAAACGGCAAGCGTTTTGCGATGACGTTAACAAGAAAAATTTCGTCCTCGCCGAAGTTAAGTAGGCTTCGGCTTTTTCCGCTGCCGGATTTACCGTAAACAATAACGCATTCTCCCATATGGTTTATGCACCTCCCTTGCGTCCTCTGCGTTTATAACCTCTGCGCCGATAAGCTCGGCAAGTTCTTCAGTCGGTAAATCGTTGATTTCTTCTCTAAAGCAATCGGGGCACAAACGCCGACCGTTGGAAATGTACATTACATCGTCGCCGTAAAACCAGCCGTCGCATTCCTGGCATATGCAATCGGGAGCAGGAAAATCAGGCGGCTCTAATGGCCGTTCTATAGAATACATATTCACTTTACCCTCTTTCCATTGAATAATCTTGTTTTTTTCTTTCGGCGTATATAGCCGTTGATCAATACGCCGTTCGGTGCATTATGCTTTTCTAAATACGCCTTTTTCGCCGCTTTATCGGCCTTGTTATCTGCGCAATAGGTTTTGTAGCTATCGCACTTCGCGTGGCAAAACGGCGTTCTATCCGGGCAATTACGGCAGTCACTTTCCATAGCGCACAGGTTCAAAATCGTTACACCAGCCGTTACGCTTATCGCAGTCGCAAGCGCACTGATCGCAGCACCAGTCGTAATAGGTGTTTTCACCGCGGCGGCAGATTTCACGGATAGCGTTTTTATACAGCGCTATCGTATCATCAAGCACCGTTATCTGTTTACGCCGCGACCAAAGAAGCTCCAAGTACATATCTTCAACTTTAGCGATATATTCTTTGGGTTCACCGTGCAGCAATCCTAACAGCCATAGGCGGATTTTATATAGTAATCTTTTCATGTTTCCCATCCTTTCAAAATGCTATGCCTGAATGTTCGCCGCGTTCGGGCAAATCAACCATTTCAGGCCGTTTTATTTCCTGCTCCACAGCCCACGCTATATTCCACAGCGCCGCTACAAGGTGATGCGCTTCCGCGTCACCCTGTATGTACAGGCTAAGATGCCGTATGCCGCTGTCTATCAAGCTGTGTTGAGGTATGCCTCGATCTACGTTCCTTTCCCCATAGTGGATAGCACCGCGTTCACAGTGCTGTGCAAGGGCGTGTATCGCCCCCCAGGGCAGCAATTCATAGCGGCCTTTCCCTGCGGCGCTATCCCTTACCGCGCCGGTCGAAAACTCGCGGCGTTCATCTTTTTCGAATTTCACTATCCTCCCACCTTTCGCCGATATCTTCTAAAAAATGCAGAAATTCATGCGTATCTGCACAATAATATTGTTTGCCGTTAACAGTAACCGTGTAGCTGCCGTCGTGGTTACTTTTGGCTTCCCAGCCTACGTTTTTTGCCATTATCGCCTACCATACCTTTCATCGAATGGCGAGAAGTTTTCTTCGCCCACTATTTCACGGATACGACGATCAAGGACGGTTTTTGCATATACGATCTCGTCGTCGGCCTTGCTGTCTTCTACTACCAAATCAGCGATCTCGTTTGAATATCTTACAAACGCCTCGCCGAATGCCCGTGCACGGCCTGAGCCTAAGCCCAGCACTTCGTTAGCGGCCATAAACGCCGCGTCCTCCGCAAGTTGCATGCGGTTACGCCCGTAAAGCTGTAGCTGAATGTTCACTTCACGCTGCACGGCTTTTGCAAATGCCGATTGCTTACCCATGCTTAGTCACCACCTTATGGCCTACGTATTCGTCGATACTCAGTCCGAGCGCATCGGCAAGGGTTTCTATTGTATCTATCCAGCCGCCGCGTAGTGATTTGCGTTCAAGCAGACTTATCGTGGTTTGGGCTATGCCAGATATTTCGGCCAGCCGCACGATGCTTAACCCTGCATTCATTCGCGCCTTGCGCATGTAATCTCCGCGTGTCATTTTTGTCCCTTTCTTATCGTCGTTTTAACGCTTTCAACGCCGTCACGGAGTGTAGCCGTCAGCACATCGAAGTTTGCGTTTATGCAGTCCTCGTTAAGCTTCCGCGCCGTTGTCACCGTTTGACATATATCGTCAGCAGCTTCGGTTATGGTGTTCACTACTTCATCGAGCTTTTCAAGCAGTTTGATGATTGCCGCCGCCGTGTTGTCAATCGGCTCTGCTGGCGGTTTGGGCTGCGGTGCTGCTTCTGCCGCTTTGGGCGTTGCGTAGCGACACCGTACCGCCTCAATAGCCTCCGCGACCTCCTGCGGCAACTGCGTATCGAGGTATTCGCAAGCCCAGACAATTACCCCGCCGGTTGTCGCACTCCGAGAATATTCTATTAACTTGTCCCACTGCTCATTGGCAATGTGCTTTACCACAGTGTACAGTTTGTTGCAGTAGCTCCCGCTCGCGCCGACCGCAAACGCCGCCTGTTCGCCCGTTTTGCCCATCGACATAAGTGCAATTATCTTCTCGTTCGTCGCGTTAGAAATTCGTCTTGATCCCATTTTTGTCAGTCCTCCTTTTTATTTTTCCCATTCAAGCGCTTGCCCACAGTGAATGCAAAAAGCAAACGGAAAAAGCTCTCGATGCGATTGTTCGCAGCTTGGGCACTCGCAGTCATAGATTATGTAACCGTTATTGTCTATTGCAAAGTTCGTCGGCTTTTTCGGTATCCGCTTGTTAATAGCATTGATTGCTAAGTACATTGCCTTTTTGTCTGCTTTTGTGAATTGATTATTGTTTAAAATGCAAACAAGGCGTTCCTGTATTTCTGCTGCTGTCATTCGCTCACCTCGCTGTTTCGTTCTACGATTTCGGCAATCGTCCGCGCAATGTGCAAACCTACCACTATACCTTTTTCGTATTCGTTGGGGTCTTCTCCCGAAAACCAGTCCATAAAATCCGAAATTTCAATCGAGATGGGCTTATTCGGCTTATGCATCGTTTTCATTTCTACTGTCTCCTTCTCCATTATTCATCCTCCCAAAAAATCCGCTGACCGCATTTTTTGCAGTAGTTTCTATACAGCTTCTTACAGCCTTTTTCTGTGATCTTGTGTCCGCAACTTGCGCACATCAAGGCACACCTTGTTTCTCTCGGCTTTTTCGGTATCTGCTTGTTAATAGCATTGATTGCTAAGTACATTGCCTTTTTGTCTGCTTTTGTGAATTGATTATTATTTAAGATGCAAACAAGGCGTTCTTGTGCTTCCTGCGTTGTCATTCGTCAGGCTCCTTTCTTTTCCCTTCTGTGTCATCTTCAAATCAGATATCCGTGGTGCTTTTTCCTCGCCGCGATGTTGTCGAGCACCTCACGCAGCTCGAAGGCACCTATCGAGCAGTCCCACTCGCTCGCACCGTGCGCGTGTAGGATGCAGTTCTGGCAGCCTCTCTGTGTGCGGCAGTAGTCGGTGAGCACTTGCACCGCCTCCAGCAGTTTCTTATCGCTTATCATCGCTACCGCCTCCATCCATCCTCGCCCCGCAGTTGGGGCAGTAGTCAATAGAAATTACAGTTAAGCAAGTATCCCCTTGCCAGATCGACATTTCTCCTTGCTCTGCATCAACTTCAACAGAATAGCCGTTGTCGCAGTCTTGAGTAAGGATTTTTCGCCCAGAGCAAATAGGACACCGTCCATGCACCACCGGCGCAACATCGGCGGCGGCGATGCTTCCGCATTCGGAAAGCAGCTGCTTTATTTGTTCATAGGTTTCAACAGTCTCAAACCGATCATAATAGCCCGCGACGGGATTGTTGCGTAAGGATATAAGCGCCTCTCTTCTTGGTGTTTCACATATTTCTGAAATGTTGTTGACGTTCTGCAACACAGCAAACGTTTTTTCGTCCATCAATGATTTTTTATGTAATTCAATAAATTCAGCCATTATCATTCCTCCATTCCGAACAGCCGCCGTTGTATTTCCACACACAGCGGTCACATTTTCCGTAGCATGATTTAGTCATCGTCATTCTCCTTTCCGCTAAGCCACGCACGCAGCTTGTGTGCGCACGAAACGCACAGATCGTAGTCGTCGTCGTTTATTTCCATTTTATGCCGCCGCGTTCCTGCGTAGATCACGGAGCTCTTTGGGTTTATCTCCGCGCCGCAGCGGTCACAGGTCAGTTTTGTCGCCATCTTTCCTTGCCTCCAATGCTTTTTCCGCTTCCTCGCGGGTGAGAAATACGGTCTCGCCAATCTCGTCAACCGATACGCCGAAAATAGATTTATCAACAAACCCGGCTACGACATCCCATTTAATGAATGTACAAAACAATTCAACGCAAATTTCCTTTACTCGGTATTCGCTTATGGTTTTTCGATTTGTAACCTCATACACCGTATCGCCCACCTTGCACGGCGACACCACCACACGCCCCGCCTTGTCGGCCTCGGCCAGCTCGCGCAAGCGGGTATAGCTCAGCTGTACCGCCATGCGCTTGAATTCGCTTTTTGTCGGTTCGTGGATATAAATAGGCTCGACAGCAGGCGCACACTTAATGCGCTCAATAACTTTGCGAGCGCCTCGCATTTCTGCGCTCGTTATTTTTTCTCTTGCCGTGTATACCACTGATTGTTCGATGTCATGTAACAGCGCTTCACGGTCTATGTATTCAGCCATTGTCAGCACCATCCCATTCTAACGGTTTGCCGCACATCGAACATTTTTCAGCCTTCTGCTCTTCGGCCATCAGCCCCAACCGCCGCTTGCAATTCGGGCAGTACGGTATATGCCACCAGCCGTAACTTCTGCCAAGTTTCCATTTCTTGTCGCGGTAAAAAGGCTTTTTAGGTTCAGCCATCGTCAGCCCTCCTCACAGTAAAATCCGGAAATGTCATCCATACGCCAGCGAACCGTGTCCGAAATAGTGGAGTATAGGTATCCACCTTCCATGTGTACGGACTTCACGCCATATACCTGCGGATTAGTAAAATGCCCAAATTGATTTTTCATGTGTTCTTCAAACTCGTCCTTGAAGATAATAGTTAACCGCATCACTCCACCTCCTGCAACGACTGCACAGCTATTGCTACTGCCTCTGACATCCCATCACTGGGAGGCCACCCATATTTGTCGCACAAGGTAGAGTAGTCTGCATACAACTGCACTAACATAGCAGCAGCTTCTTGTTTTGTCATCTCACTCCACCTCCTGCATCCAGAACTCTCGGCGGCAGTCGTAACACAACCGTTTTGAACAATTCCCGTATCTGTTCCGGCAATCAGTAGAAATGCGCTTTGGGCATACCATCAAGATCCCCAGATTGTCGATTTCCGCCTCTGGCCACTGTTCCAGAAACACGCTCTGCCGTGTCTTGCGCGGGTGTGCAGCATACCACTTCTCAACGGTGTCAACGAGCTTTTCGTCCCATGCATTGTCGTTGCAGCCCCGCCCATTCTCGTAAACTGCTGGGCACCCATCGCAGGACTTGCCGAATGCGCGACACATTCGGTTGCGCTCTCTGATAAATTCAACAGCGTCCATCACATTTCCCTCCATTTCTATCCATTTCTATTTGCACGGACGGTGCAAGTATTTCGGCTTTCGCACGGCGGTAAAAGTTTTTGTCAATTTCAAATCCGTATGACGGTCTGCCGAGATCACGCGCGGCGCGCAATGTAGCGCCTGAGCCGCAGCAAGGGTCTATAACTACATCGCCCTCATCTGTGAAAATCTCAATTAGTTTTTTTAAGACTGCTACCGGCTTTTGCGTCGGGTGTATTTTGGGGATGTCTTTTCCGTCGCGCTGCCATGAAAACCAGTCAAAAACCATATGACCCGTGCCGCGTATCGGCATGCCTGTTTCGGCATCAAGCTGCCTGCCGTTATTGAATTTCGGAAGCTTGTCACGATACAGCACAATTGCGAATTCAGTTGCGCCAACGATCCGCATATTTGCTTTCAGCACTTGCGCCGAATAGTTTTTGCAGAAAAACAACGGAAACGAATTATTAAATCCGTATTTCTTGCCGTAGTCAGCTACCGTCTGCAACTGGTCAAACGCGCAGAATACTATCATCGCCGGGGCTTTGCCTTTTTCCTTCGGTTCAGGCTTTAAAAGGCGGCTGCAAAAGTGCATATATTCAGCGATTTTAAAATAGCCGTCAGAATTGAAAAATGTTTTTTTGGCATATTTGCTTTCGCCGTTTTTATTATCGCCGCCGTTATACCACATCGGATTGCTGCCATAAGCATCCGCGCCGATGTTATACGGAATATCAGCTATAACCAGCTGCGCCTTTGGAATGTTGTATTTGCGGTAATTTTGAAAATTATCGTGGAATATTTCACATTTAATCATCAGTACACCGCCCTAAAATGATTTTTAACGCCATCGCCCGTGAACCACAGATATTCGCTGCCCAGTTCACGCGCGACTTCTGCGCCTTGTTTCTCCGCCGCCCAGCGCTGCATAACATCCAGCGCAACGGCGTAAAGGTTGTCCCACACGGGAAAATCAGCCGAATAGCCGTAAAACTGCCCCGGTTGCGACACAACGCCGATAATGCTGTCAGGGAAACGCGCATCGTCCACGCGGTTAAGCACACACCATACGCACTGTTGCTGATTTAATAGGGTGCAGCCACGAGCCTCGCCGTAAAGCATCTGCGCAAGGGCTATCACGTCGGCCTCGGTAAAGTACATCTCGTACTCAGGCTCTGCCACTTCCACTACGCACAGGCCGTGCGTATCAACCTCGGGCGGTACACCGTCCGCACCGGCCTTGTTGCCCCCTTTGCCAAGGGCAAGCAGTACCATGACTATCAGCGCCAGCAGCGCCGCGCACACCTGAGCTATGATGATCGTGTATTTATTCATCGTTTGCCCTTCTTTTCGCAATTATTTTGCCGTACAATCCGCATTCTTCAAGCGGTACTTCACGCAGCACTTTTGCTTTGCGCGCCCGGACTTTACCGTCGCCATACAGCGGTACAAGCACATCGGATTTTTCGCATTCGCATTCCAAAATCGCAAGATCAGACCAGTTTGCGCCGTAGCTGATTGCCCACGCCTTATGTGCAAGGTGGATACCGGCACCGCAGCTGCTTAGTACGCTATTGGTGAAACCGTTATCGGGCGTAACAATGTCGCCTATGGTGTAAATAAATTTGCAGTCGTAGTCTGCGTGATATGCGCCGTAGTAGAAATGCACGGCTTTATACATTTTGACTGTTGTATCGGTCGCATCCAACCCGTAAAAATCTATATATTCATCAATGTTTGGTGGATTATAAACTATACGGGCATTGCCGTTGAATTCGAGGTTATTATTTCGTGCAGCGTCTACGATTTGGCTGTTTCCCCTCGCCACGACGGAGCTGTTTTCCCTCGCCACGACGGAGCTGTTTTCCCTCGCCTCGACGGAGCTGTTTCCCCTCGCCACGACGGAGCTGTTTCCCCACGCCTCGACGGAGCTGTTTCCCCTCGCCACGACGGAGCTGTTGTCCCACGCCACGACGGAGCTGTTGTCCCACGCCTCGACGGAGCTGTTTTCCCACGCCACGACGGGATATATGAACCGGCGCTTAACTAGCGCACGGTTAAGTGGTGTGCCAAACTTAATTATCACTCTGCCGTTATAGTCCGCGCTTAGAGCATCGAGCTCGGCTTGTGATGTGCATATAATTTCTTTCATCGTTGTTCCCCTTTTTACTTTCCTGTAGATTTCCTTAAGGCTTTCAAGTTGCTGCACGCTGGCCTTTTTGCTGGGGCGCCATGCGACCGCGACCTTCGCGGTCTGGAACTTCTCGCCGCCGAGTGCGTCGGCTGCGTCGGTCTTAAAGCGCTCTGCCTTGCGCTCGATCGCGTCCTTGCGCTCCTTGAGTACCTTGATTTCCTCCGCAATCGCTGCCGCGTCGCTTACGCAGTTTTTGTAAAGCAGCAGCGTGTTTTCAATGATCTCCTCGCGGCTTATGCTAAACTCCGCATACCTTGCCGCGAATGCTTCGGGGTCTGTAAGCTCCCCCGTCTCAGGGTCTACAAACTCGTCGTAGAGCTTGTAGATCGCGTTGTTCACTCAGTAAAGGTTCATTGTTTTCCTCCTTATTTGTTAATCTTTCTTCCGCGATACTAATACCTACGCCCTGCGAGTGTATATGTGGGTGCATTCCCAATTTTCGCTTTCTGGATAGTCTTTCAGCATCCGCTTTCGGGCGTTTTCCTCTGAAACCGCACGATAGCACACCAGACCGCCGTTATCGGTTCTAAATTCAAAACCGTAGAAGTGTTCACCGCGAACGCCGCTGTTCTTCAGCCGCCCCTCACGGATGATAACTTCAACCGTGGTTTCCGCGATTTTTCGCCCTCTCGAATCGCAACCGTCATCAAAGCTTCCGGCGAGGACTTCGCAATCAGAATAGTGATCCTTATACTGCCGGTACGGCATACGCCAGCGAAAATCGCCATCGACAAGGGATGCAATCTGCTCTTCGCGCTTCTTGTTTTCAAGCTCCTGCTTGGTGGGCTGGCGCTCAATCAGTGCCTTGACCCTCACACGCTGTAGAACCGTCTGCCTTGTTCCCTTGTATTCCCCGTGGTCTTTGACCGTGGCGCTGATGCTGATTTTGTCACCTCGGCGAATCCCAATCTCGATGGGGTCACCGTACTGGTTTTTCTCGCCGGTCTTATACGCCAGATATGCGCCGGACTTATAAACGATGGTGTTGCCTTCATCATCCTTCATGGTGTAGATGTAACGGGAAGCGCCGTAGTAGCTGAACTTGTAATCCAGATATTCGAAGATGTTGACCATTGTGACTTCGGCTGTGACCTTGCTTCCAATGGTGCCGATATAGCCGTCCATTGCGTTCACTCCTTATTTATTAATTTTTCTCCTTGCGCACTGCCGGTCTGCTTCATTGGCAAACCACACAAGTGCTGATATTACGCCGCCCACAGTGAGCACCACGCCCATAACGGTTATGAAAAATAAAGCAATCATCATTTTACTTACCTCATTCATCAAAGCCGGGCAAAAGCTGCACAGTATCAAGAAGCAATTCAAGATCGCTGCGGCTAAGGCCGGATTTGCGAATAATATCATTTACTCGCTCGATAGTTTCGGGATCATCCGTCACATATTCCTGTTTCGTGATGGGCGTATCGCGGTAGTAGTATTCCGCGCCTGTAGGTACGCTGTACACAAGATGTGAGTAAGCATACTCGATAGCCCTTGACGCCACTTCTGACAGCGAACGTCTTGTTTCTTCCGACATCTCGCAGACATGGGCGTAGGCTACCATGCTGATACGGACGCGGGGGTACTGCTTCTGCCCACCAACGCGAGTGCCGTTGTTACGGGGCATTACGAATTTGTCCATTTCTTTTGTCATTGTCTTTTCCCCTTTCCTATAGTTGGTTTTAATCAAGTACGGAAATCGTCTAAGCGGTATTCAGGCCGAACGCGAAGAGCTGTAACTATCAGCGCCAGCTCGTACCGGCTCAGCCCTGCACGGTTTAGGATGGCCTCAAGCTCTTCTATCCGTGCGGGGTCTTTTTCTATGAGCTCAAATCTGCGAAAATTCATCATTCCCCTTTCCGCGCATAAACGCAATAAAAGCCTCACGCGGTATTTTTACGCGGTTGCCTACGATGATTACGTCAAAGCCCAGCAGCTCCGGGCGCTGCCTTGCCGCAACGCGGATAAGTTGAGGGTCAGAGTGCAGCACACTTGCCACCTGTGCCGGTGTCAGCGTTGTCGCGTCCATGCGTTCAACTTCCGATAGCGTCATGCGTTTTTTCTCCTTTCTGATTAGTCTTTGTCCTGATCGTTTTTCTCGGCCTGCGCCTCTGCCATATCCGCTACGCCGTTGGCATAGCCGTTGAAATACTGCTGCTTATCGGCAGGCAGCTTGCTGAAGATGTCGGCCATCGTCTTAATGGTCTGCTTTTCTTTTTCACTCATTTTTTCACCCCCCCCTTTCTGTGTGTTGTGGTTGTTTTACTAACCTTGTGAGATTATAATAACACCTAAGTTAGAGCTTGTCAATAATGTTTTTGCACTTTTTCAAGGTTTTTTATTGACAGTGTTAGATTGAAGTGTTATTATGTATGCAAGGAGGTGAAACCATGAACGAACGTGTTAAATGGTTGCGTGCCAATCTTGGACTTACGCAGACCGATTTCGGCAACAGAATAAATATTTCGCAAAATTACGTTTGGATGATCGAAAAAGGTGAACGTGTTCCCGGAGACCGAACAATAAAAGATATTTGCCGTGAATTTAATGTAGATGAAGTTTGGTTACGCTCAGGCATTGGTGAGCCGTTCAAGGCCGTAAGCCGCGCTGATGAAATATCCGCGTTTATCGGTAAGGTGTTAGGCAACGACGGAACACCGATACAACAGGCGTTCATAACGGTGCTTGCACGGACTACGCCGGATGAATGGGCGCTGTTTGAAAGCAAGCTGCTTGAACTCGCAGCCGAAGTCAAAAACATAAAAAAAGAGACCGACCAATAAAGGCCGGTCTTTTTGTTACCGTGTTTACTTCATATTAAGCAGTAGGATGTACGCGCACCGCAATTCGTAATTGCTTGCTTCGTTGATGAGCCGTTTTAGCTCTTTAATCAGTATTTCCCGTTCTTCTTTTGCCGTCATCTTTGCTCTCCCTTCCATTTTTGCTCATTCTCTTATTTTGATATTATTTATCGTTTATTATCTTGTAAAGATATTAGCACAATTGCGTATTTTCGTCCATTCTTGTTATGCACAAACATAAAACATCCTTTTTGTGCAATTTGCGTGGTGGATTATATAGGCAATGTACACAAGCCGAGATTGCTGTTATTAAGCAATCAGCCGAAATTGTTGAAAAATGTGGAATTGTTGGTGTGTAAGTGGTATCATTGTAAATATCCACAAAACACACAGATCAATCATTAAAGGGAGGAAAACATGAAGAAATGTAAGTATTGTATGTCGGAAATTGACGATAAGGCGAAAATTTGCCCACACTGCGGTAAGCGCCAAAAGAGAAGCGTTATAAAGACTATTCTCAGCTGCATCTTTCTGCTTTTCGTAGTACTGGCGATAATCGCAATAGCTACCGGCGGCGGTGATAAAGACGAGGCCGGTGTCATGACTATGGATAAGTTTAATGCCATTCAGAACGGTATGACCTATGAGGAAGTCGTTGAGATCGTCGGTGGCGAGGGTGAGCTTTCAAACACTGCCGGTGACGGCGAGTATAAAATTGAGCTCTATTCTTGGGATGGTAACGGCAGCGTTGGCTCAAACGCTAATGTTACCTTCACAAACGGTAAAGTCTCCGGCAAGGCTCAGCTGGGATTAGAAGCGTCAGCCAGCAGCAAAGAGAGCACCTATGAAACTAAGCGTGACCTTTTTGAAGATGAAAATCTTAAAGTTACATTTTTAAAAGTATACGAAGATGATAATGCAGAGGGTATGCTTTATCTGCAATTGAACGTAGAGAACAATTATAAGCAGCGGATCACTGTTATGCTTGAAAACCCTGTTGTAAATGGTTATAACACAACCACTCTCGGCGCAATGCCTATGGAAATCGACTCGGGGGCTCAGAACAAAACGCCTTTCATTTATAACGAGAAAAACATCGGCATGGACAAGCTGGGCGATCTCGAAAACATTAAATTTAATATTTCTATCTATGACTCCGAGACTATGAGCAATCTGTTCACTTCCGGGCAAATAGTCATTGACTTTGAGAATTGATTTTCAACTCACCCTGCCCACCGCTGCAACCCGGTAGGCAGGGCTTGTAACAGATATCCCTTGTAAACCTTTTATCTGCTACGGTTATAGCGTAACAAAATGTACCTCCGAAATCTACAACGAAATCGCCGAAATGACGCTTTTTCAGTAGTTTCGCCAAAAACAAGAATGTTTTGGAGATGATAATTAACCGTGCAATCGACTTATGAAATTCCCGATTTGACTGTGGTTTTCGCCAAAATCCGAAAAGGTAAGGACGCATCGGGGCTAACTAATCAGGAAATTGCCGACAAGTCCGGCATCGCGTACAACACCGTATGCAATATAACCGCCGGTACTGCAAAGCAGGTTTCGTTCCACAGCGTCGCCGCCATATGCGTTGTCCTCGGCCTGTCGCTCGATGAAACGTTGGGTTTGCGCGACACCGATACTAACGACTATATCCGTGAACTTGAGATTGAAAACGCCTGCGCAAAAAATGACGTTGAACACCACAAGCGCATGAACGCCGTTTACAGGCCGCTGATCTTCTGCCTTGTCGGTGTATGCGCAATTCTGCTGTGCGCAATCATCGGATACGTAATGTTTGATATACAGCTTAAAAACATCGGTCTGTTCAAATCCGGCGGCTTAACGGTGCTGGCCGTGTTCCTGGCTATCGTGGTGCTTGCTGCCGTCGCCCTGATCGCCTTTGCGGTAAAAACCGTAATCCACGATGCCAAAACAACAAAAAGCCCACAGGAGTGATTCTGTGGGCATTATTCGCTATAAAATTATTTTTGGCGAATATCTAAGGGGGTTAAAGCGAATAATGAAATGCAAAAAATGCAAAGCCGATATACCGGAAGGTTCAAGATTCTGCAATATGTGCGGCGCACGTGTGGCAGCAGGCCGCAAGCCGAAATCTCGCGGTAATGGTACAGGCAGCGTCTACAAGCGCGGCAGTGGCTGGACTGTGGTAATCGTCGAAGGATATGTAATCGACGAAAACGGCAAAGTACACCGCAAGACCCGTTCTAAGGCCGGTTTTAAGACGAAAAAAGAAGCTATAGAATATATACCTATCCTTAAACGAACGCCAGCTTCAAAGGCTAAAAACGCATCATTTACGCAGATGTATGAAGCGTGGTTGCCTACGCACCGCGCCGGTAAAAACACAATAAACTGCTACAAATCAGCGTATAAATACTTTGAAGCTGTTTATCATTTAAACCTGCGCGATATCGAAATAGAAGATTTGCAGGAATGTATCGACGAATGCCCACACGGACGGCGCACAAAAGAAAACATGCGCGCACTATGCGGCCTTATCTACAAATATGCCATACCGCGCCATTATGCCGAGTTGAACTACGGGCAGTATTTGAACGTTGACGGCAAGCACAGCAGTAGACCCGGCCTGCCTGATGATGCGCTGCCGAAGCTGAAAGCGCACGTTAACGACGTGTTCGGCGCGTCCTACGTCATTTGCCAGTGTTACTTAGGCTATCGCCCTACCGAGTTTGTCGCGCTGGATGCATCGCAGTACATCCGCGCTGAACGCGCATTTATAAACGGCATAAAAACCGAAGCCGGTATAGATCGCATCGTTACGATATCGCCGAAAATACAGCCATACATCGACGCACTGTTGCCGCCCGGCAAAGCGTCCGGCGCGGTGTTCGTCGACAAGGACGGCAAAGCCTTTACCGTAGAACGCTACAGGGCTTTATTTTATAACGTGCTTGAAGCCTGCGGCATAGATAATCCTACACAAGAACGCGACGGAAAAACCTTTTATACATACACGCCGCACAGTTGCCGTCACACGTTTGCTACCCTTATGAAGCGTGTAAAAGGCGCGGATAAAGATAAGCTTGAATTGATCGGGCACACCAGCGACGATATGTTAAGGTATTATCAGGATGTAAATTACACCGATTTGCGCAAAATAACCGATGCTTTGTGAAAAAAACGTGTTGCGCTATTACAGACATATTACAGACAAGGCCATTTTTCAGCAGAAATACAAGGTGCAAATTTAGTAACTTTTCAGGGTAAAACATACCCGTAAACGCAAAAAAGACCCGAAAGTTTACACTTTCGAGCCTTATTTGTTGGTGGAGATAAGCGGGATCGAACCGCTGACCTCTTGAATGCCATTCAAATAAGTGTTTTTATTATTTTCTCTAAATTGTTGCCTATTTTCGCATTTTAAGCGTTTTAAGGCTTTGTTTTTGCCGTAAAAGTTATTATATTTCATGGCAAAATTTAATAAAAATCGTCCGAAATGCTGCAAAAATGCCGTCTATTACAGACGTATTACAGACATTGTTTATTCCACGTCCACAATCCCGAAATAATACGCTGCCATCTTTGCATTGGGGCTTTTCGCGTCCTTATCGAACAGAAACGCCTTTGCCATACAAGCGTAAAATTCGGGTGTGCCTACGTTATATTTGTTGGCGACGGTGCAGTAATCCGAATACATCATGTTCATTGCGACGTTCCAGCAATAATCGGATATATGATCGAATTTTACGCCGATAGACTGTGCGACTGCCGTTGTCTGCGCGATCGTCCAGTGTCCGCCGGTCGTGCCGTCGTCGTTCAGCATTTTAGCGTTCCATGCCTCCGCGTCGTCACGAGTAAATTTACCTGTGCGGCATAGACACTGTTCCATGCTGTCGATAGCTTCCCAGCAATCTACCATGCCATGCACTGCCTGATACGTCCGTTCTGTAGACGGTGAGGCCATGTATTCAGATATGGCATTTTCAAGCTTTTCTTTGTAAGCTTTAATTTTATCTTTCATGCCAGTTTCACCATGCTTGCGCAAACGTGGTTGATTGTACCTGCTATGCCGCTTATGGCCGCGCTGATAGTGGGAGCGCTATTGCAACATACAGGAATGTAGATTGTAGTTTCAACGTGTAGCGTGTAAATGTTGTTCGCTACAGTCGTTACCTGTGCATCAGCGCAAGGCAGCGCAACGGTATCTTTAAAGGCTTTAAGCTCAGCTGTACCGGCTGCGTCAGCCGTGAATACAACATCATAGCTGATGCGATAAAGGCCGCCGGACGCGACTACAAAGCCGCCTGTGACGGTATCTATCGAACAGCCGGTATCGGTGTTCAGGATGCCCAGCACGTTAACGGGCGTACCGGCAGCCACAAAGGTCTGCGCGGTGTTGTTGTATGCGTTCTGTGCGCTTTTGTAATGCGCGTTTTTCAGTTTAGAATTGCAAGCCATAATTATAATTCCTTTCTTAATTAAATATTAATAATGCCCGTGCAGCGTTTACCACACGGGCTAACGCTGTTAAAGCGGATAATCATTTAGGGTTATGCGCAGCAACCGCCGCCGCAAAACGGGGACATACCGGCGTTGTAAGTGTAGCCGTTGGGGTAACGGACCACGCCATACATGCGATTATCCATTTCAAGGCTGGCAATACGCGCCGACTGTTCGGCAACGCGCTGTTCAAGCTGCGACTTTTCCAGCGCTGCAAACTTTGCTTCAAGATTTGCGTTCACGCCGTCAATCGCTCGCTGTGTCTTGCAGCAGCAGTCGGCAAGCTGTGCCTGGATGCTGTTACCGGTCTGCATAATGGTCATGTTCGTGCCATTCTGAGCAAGCGCCATCTCTTTACCGAGCTGGCCGATGTTGCCCTGCACATCGTAGCCAAGATTGCAAATGCCGTTGCCGATATTGGTAAGGCGATCATTAAGCAGGCCAAACTGCTGGCCGAAAAGGATCTCCTGCTGTGATGCAGCGGTTGCATACTGGCCATAATCACCGGCGCGGTTAAAGCCGCCGAACATCATAAAGAACAGGAACAGTACAACCACAAGCAGCAAACCGCCACTGCCAAAGCCGAAACCGTCGTTATCTTTGTTGCCTACAACGGATGCAAGATCGGATAAACTGTAATTATCCATCGTTTTTCTCCTTTCGTAGATTTTTTATAATAAACCGTGTCGACCCGGCCTATTTCAGAAACTGCATGAAGAATTTTGCTTGTTCTTTTAATTCTTCAAATTGTTCTTTCGTCATTCGCCCTGATGTTAGAAGCTTTTCGATTTCCGCGCCTGCTTTTTCGGGTGTCATGCCCTGCGCGAATTTGCGAAATTCAGCTATCATTGCAATAGGGTTATTCGGCATTCGCTTTCCCACGCTTTGCCCTAACATCTGCATCATCGGATTTGCCATTTAATATGTCCTCCAGTCGCTTTATTCTGATTTCAAGATCATTTACGTTTACTTCGGGCGCTGGCTGATAAGGCGCGATGGAATACGGCGTTATCGTCGGATAGCCTGCGCCGTCAGTTGTTTTCAGCCACACTATAGGATCGTTTTCATCCAGCAGAAGCACCGAGCTGTCAGCGGCCATCCTGAACGCGTCAGCGCCGTTTCTGCCGTTCACTTTGATAACTTGGCATCTTTGCGGCATCTGCGCTCCTGTGCCCATCTGTGGCGTGTAGGGCGGTGCATATCCATAGCCGTTTCCGTAACCATACATTCCGTTCATGGGTTAACCCCCTTTATTTTTTCTGCCTAAATCATCGCATAAAAAAAGCCCCGTAACGTGTCAGTTACAGGGCGATAATGTGTCATAAAAAAAAGAGGGTAACGCATAATGCGCTACCCTTTAGCTATGTCCGCTATTTTGTTTTTGATGCTGCGTATACGCCGGTTGATCGTTTCAACACTGCAATGCCGCCGGTCGGCTATTTCGATGATGGATAATCCGTCGGCGCGTAGATTAAGTATCGTCTTTTCTTCAAGCGTAAAGCCGCATTCAGCTATCAGCCGTTCGCGCAATGCCGTTGGAAATTGCAGCTTGCATTTTCGCTTCGGCTGCGCTATTTCTTTCAAGGCTTCCATTGTCACCGCCTATCAAAGCTTCATAGATGATATCGGCAAGGTTTGCCGATGCTTCGTCAATGCCGTTTATCCGGCAAAATTCTTTGATGGTTGCAGTCATCAAACAGCCTCCGTTTATGGTTTACAAGGGATTACTTATCACACTTCGGCTTATCGTACTCCATAGCCTGCTTGCTGTCGCTGACTCCGGCGGTCGTCGGGTCTGTGACTACGCCGAGAATGGTAAGCACCGCGAACAGCGCGTTTACAACGGCCAGCAGCTTGTCGCCCAGTGCGTCAAGCTTCAGATCGATGCCGAACACAGCCGCCACTACCTGAATAAGCAGCAGCAGCGCCGGGATGAGCGCGAGCCAAAAGGTTTTGTTTTTAAGTCTTACAGTCCAGTTGATTTTCATAAATGTGCCTCCTGTTAATAATGATGATTTTTCATGTCGTTTTCAAGATCGCTTATGCGATGGTTGATTACCTTAATCTGTTCCTCTACCACAGGCATACGCTTTGCAAACTTGTTGTGCTCCCTGACCTCTCGTGTCAACTCGATCACCTTTGTTTCCATTACCGCCTGAGATTTGTTATTGCTGATAATAACGCCGATAAGCGTCAGCACGCCGGTTATGATAGCTACGACTACACTTTCAACCATTATTTTTTAATTATCCTCTCGCAAAAAATTATCGTCCTGAGCATATCCTCCGTCAGGTCGATAACGCCGTTGCCCTTGCCCTTGATTATG